ATACAACCCAGAAGATTGAAATAAATATAGATAACGAAGACAGTGACCTTTAGTAAGACACCCAAACAAAAAGAAGCAACAGTGCTAATGGCAAACAAACATAAGCACGCAATGTTGTTCGGTGGTTCTAGATCAGGCAAGACGTTTATAATTGTACGAAACATTTTAATAAGAGCGTGCAAAGTTAGGTCACGCCATGTCTCTTTAAGACACACATTTAATTCAATCAAAACATCTATATGGATGGATACACTACCTAAGGTATTACGCATCTGTTTCCTTGGTCTTAAATGCAACTTTAATAAAACAGACTATTGCCTTGAACTACCTAACGGTAGTGAGTACTGGTTTGCTGGACTAGATGATGATAAGCGAGTTGAAAAGATATTAGGTAAAGAATTTTCTACAATACACTTTAACGAATGTTCACAGTTAGATTACCGTGCTGTACAGGTTGCTCTTACCCGCCTTGCTGAAAAAAATAATCTAAAGAAGAAAGTCTACTATGATCAAAACCCGCCTGCTAAAAATCACTGGAGTTATTACTTATTTGAAAAGAAACTAAATCCAGTAGACAATGAACCACTTAAGAATCCAGAAAATTACGTATCAATGCTAATGAACCCAATAGATAACTTGGAGAATATCGATGAGGAATATCTTGGAATGCTTGAAAGTTTACCTGAGAAGGAGCGAGAACGATTTCTCTACGGAAGATATACCGACTGTGATGACGGTGTCGCTTATCACGCTTTCGATATTGATAAGCACGTTGGGACTTATGATTTCTTACCTGGTTCGATAATGATTGGCATGGACTTTAATGTTGATCCAATGACTGCGATTATAGGGCAGTACTATGACAATTGCTTTTATGTTATAGATGAAATATTCCTAAAAAATAGCGACACATTAAAGATGACTAGAGAGTTACTGCGAAATAACTATAAAGGCACTGTCTACCCAGATAGCACTGGTAAGAACAGAAAGACATCTGGTATGAGTGACTTTGACATATTAGAAATAAACGGATTTCAAATAGCAAACACCAGAAATCCATTTGTTACTGATAGAGTAAACAACATAAATAGACTTTTTATGGAAGGAAGGCTTAAAATAAATAAGAAATGCAAAAAACTCATTAATGATTTAAGCAAGGTTAGCTGGAAGGATAATAAGCTTGACCAGAAAACAGATAAAGAGTTAACGCATATCAGTGACGCATTAGGATATTGGTGTTGGGAAATAGATCCAATTCAGGGTATCATGAAAGATAGAACTACTATTAAAAAGACTTATCAAGGAAATATAGATGAGAATAAAAGACGAAGCAATCTTACTGGACGAAGGTTTTAGAAAAGACGTTATCGAAGAGATAGAGGGGCAGGAGAACTCTGATCGCAAGGCCCAGATGAAAAAACGTTATGATATCTATAAAGACAATACGGCAAAATATGTACTTGAAAGAGTAAGGGCCGAACAGGGCGATGATGCTGTTCTTGAAATGGAAAACAGGCTTACAAATCTTTCGATAGCAAGAACTATCATTAATAAAAAGTCACTTGTTTATAAAGCTGGTGTTATAAGAACTGTATCAGATGAAGATGGTCAAGAAAATCAGGCAAAAGTAGATCAGATAGAAGATATTTTTGATCTTAATTCAAAGATGAAAAAAGTTAATAAGTATGTAGAGCTTTTTAAAAACTGTGCTGCTCAAATAGTTCCATATGAGGATCCTGAAACTGGCAAATGGAGACTTAATTTAAATATATTACAGCCGTATTTATATGATGTAATTGAAGACCATAACAATCCTGAAATACCAAGATGCTATATATTTAGTTATTATAAGCCCAATAAGGGCGCTAGTAGTTATGCTGACGAGAATGAGGCCGGTAGACGAGATCAACACACGGCCGGGCAAACTGTAAATTTTAGATCTGGTGACGGGCATAATCAGATTATTGCTGACTCTCCAAGCGATAGTGGCCCTGATGAAAAGATATATGTTTGGTGGTCAACTAATTACCATTTTACTACAAATGAAAAAGGTCAAGTTATACCAGGTATGCAAGAAGATGATCTTGAAAATCCAATTGGCATGTTACCTTTTGTTAATTTCTCTAAAGATCAAGACGGATCATTCTGGGCAATCGGCGGTGAAGACATTATAGACGGATCAATTGTTGCTAACCTAATGCTTAGTGATATTAATTACATCATAAAATACCAGGGTCAAGGTGTGTTTTACATGTTTGGCAAAGGTATTCCACAGCACCAAAAAGTAGGACCAAGTGACGCTATATTTGTTGAAGTTAAAAATGCAGATGACCCAACTCCACAAATAGGATTTGCTAGCTCTAATCCTCCAATTGATGCATTAATATCTAATGCGAGAAATTATATAGCATTTTTATTAAGCACAAATAATATGAATCCAGGGACGATAACTGGTGACAGTCAAGGTGGTACGAGCTCTACAAGTGGATTTCATGAGATGCTTAGACGTGCTGAAATAATGGAAGATATTGAAGATCAGCAAGAAATGTACAAAGACAACGAACCAAGATTATTTAAGATAATTTTTAGATGGATTAATTATTTCATTAATAAAAAACTAGCACACGAAGACATTGAAAAAATAGGCTCTGTAAATGAAAATGTTAAAGTAGCTCTTGAATTTCTAAATGCTAACGAGTTTATGACCGAGCAAGATAAGCTTGATATAATTGAAAGAAGGAAAGAGCTTGGTCTTGATACAATTATTGACTCTATTATGAGAGACAATACTGAGTTAAGTGAAGAAGAAGCTATTGAGAAATATAAAAAGATGCTTGAGTTTAAGCAAAAGCATCTAAAGAGTATGGTGGTAAATGGTATCCAAAGTAACGTACAGGATGAAACTGAATCTGAAGGGGATGACGAGCGATCAGAAGAGTTTATTCAAAAACGAAGTAGCTAATTATTTAAAAGAACAGGTATTAAGTGATGTTGGACGTGCTAGATCTCCTGTTACTGGCCGCAATTTTGTTGGTCTTAACAAGGATTATAAGAAGATAAAGAGTAAAGTATCAGGCTCTACCAGAGCAAACCTTAAACTATTTGGCGATATGCTAGATAATTTAGATGTCAGAGAATACCGTGATGGGATAGATATTGGACATTTTGGTGATGATGATGAGCAGGTAAAAAAAGCTGATAATCATAATAAATTTTCAGCCAAAAGTAGAAAGACAAGCCTTGTAAGACGTCCATATATTCCTAAAAAGGATGAAAATTATAGAAAAGGCATAATTGATACCATAGAGGAAATGAGACAGGAGATACTTGATAGTGGCGAGTAGCTTTAAAATTATAACATCTGTTAACGGAGTTCAAACGAATGACACATCTAAGAAGCTCAAAAAGCTTAATCCTAAATTTCACAAATCCATATTTGAGGAATGGGCTAACGAGGCTGGTGAATCCACAAAAAAACAAGTTCTTGAACATATATCAAGTGGAATATCCCCCGTTAAAGGCGAGGGCAGGTTTAAGAAATATTCAACGTCTTATAAAAAAGCTATTAAAGCTGGCCGTTATGCTAGTTTTGATAAAAAGCTTAGACCTGTTAACTTGAAACTCAGTGGCAAGCTTTTAAAAAGCTTAAAATTAACTGTTTTTAAGAAAGTTTTTAGACTTGCCTTTACTGCTACTACTAAAAGTGGCGATAATTTGGCCAATATTCACTCTATAAAGGGTGCTGGAAAGGCAAAGGCTATTAGGAAGATGTTACCGCAAGATGGCGAAGAGTTTAGTGAGACAATCAATAGAAAGAATGTAAAGATACTTAAGTTAATTATAAGAAAGTTTTTACGTAAACCATGATTGGAGGTTTCGAATGGAAAATGAAAACGTAAATGTAGAACAAAAAGGGGAAGAAAATGCCATACAACAAGAAGGGCAAGAAAATCAAGGGCAAGAAAAAGAGCAAAGACAAGAAGTAAAACCAAAAAAGGGTGCAGTTGATCATTATAGGTCTCAATTTGAAGCCGAAAGAAAGGCAAGAGAGCAACTTGAGGCAAAGCTTAATGACATGAAGCATGACCAGCTTAAGCAAGCAAATAGGTATGAAGAGCTCTATAATCTTGAAAAGCAAGCTCATGAAGACACAAGAAGTAAATACACTGGTTTCAAAGAAAGCTACGTTAGAGATAAAAAACTATCTAGTGTGCAATATTATGCTGCTCGAATGGGACTTAGGGATGAAGCAAAAGACGACCTGGAAAATATTGGTCTAGATGACGTGCAAATTGAAACAACATCTCTTGGCAATATCAATGTTTTAGGTGCGAAAGAATACGTAGAAGAGTTAAAATTGAGAAAACCACACTGGTTTAATGATGGTAAACCTCCAGTTATTAATAATGGTAGACCAGAAATGATCCATACTAAAAAAGAAATAACTGCCAGGGAATTATTAGACCTTCAAAGCAAAGACAAGGATGCTTATTATAAGGCAAACGAAAGAATAAGAAGAGGAGAACTCAAGATTGTTAGGCAAACTTGACAAAGCATCGAGTTGACGCTCTTCTAATTTAAGAATTATAATATAATCTATAGAACAAATAATGGCGTGAGTGGCGCATAAACGTAATAGATCAAGGAGTAGAACATGGATCAAATTATGACCACTGCCGTCGAAACTGCTGCAATCACCCCTGAGGTGTGGAGTCAGCGGTATTATGACGTTCTTTTAGCTGCTCTTCCTTTTAGAGAAATCATTGATAGCTCTTATGAGGGAGAAATCCGTTCACTGGGTGATACTGTAAATATCAGTACAATCCCTGAGTTTGATGAAGCATCTCTAGTAGGTGAGGGTGCAAAAGTTGATGCTGACGCTGTAACAATTACTGGACAACAACTTGTAATTAACAGAAGAGCTGCAAAAGACTTTATTGTAAGTAAAAAAGCTCAACTTCAATCACTTCCATTTATGGACGGTGTTAGAGACAAAGCTGTTTATTCAATTATGAAAAAGATTAATAGCGATATTATCTCTTTCATTTCTCCAAGTACAAGTACACCTGATCATGTAATTGATTATGATAGTGGAACGACTTTAGCACTTGCTGACATTTTAGAAGCTCAAGAGTTACTTAATACTCAAAACGTACCAATGGACGACGGAATGAGATTTGGTGTTGTTGGATCAGCTCAATTTTCTGATGTATTTAACATTACTGGATATAC